GAGGCGAGGTCCATGACCATCGACTGCTGCTGCTCCATCTCCATCTGCTGCGCCATCTGATCTTCCTGTTGGCGCTGCATCGTGCATTGCGGGCAGGGCTGACCCACGAGATCATCGTCGTAGTCGACGAAGTTGCAGGTCGAGCACCAGGCGATCTTACGGCCGACCATCGGGTCCCAAAGGAGCTGGGCGAAGGAGTTGCCCGCCCACGGGAGGTAGCCGCACATGGTCGAATAGATAAGGTCGAGGTTCTCTTTGTTACGAACGTACTGAAGGATCAAGTCGCCGCAGCGCGCGCCGTGCTGCTCTTCGAAGTCACTGGTGGCGGGAGTGACCGTATAGGTCGGGATCATCTTCGACAGCTTGCCGACGAGCGAGCGAGCGACGGGACGAAGGATGTTGTTGTTTGATCGTAGGCGCTTACTGTCTTCTGCGCTTAGACGGACAATCTCGCCCGTGACCTTGTGGCGGCCGAGGAGCTGTTCGCCGCGCAGGTAACAGAAGTTAAGATCCCAGCTACGCTCATGCGGGAGGCGCGCCGCCGACTGCGCATCGAACCATTCTTTACACCGCTGCGCTAGACGCTTATCTGCGTCGATAGGAGTGTATGGTTGTGCGTCAGGCCGGGAATCGAATAAGCCCGTGAAGTCGACTGCGCGGCTATCGGTAGCCATTACTTCTTATTCGCGGCCATCGCCGAAGCAGTGAATTGATCAGTGTTAGACTTACGCTGCGTCGCACGCTGCGACAGGAGATTCATCAGGTCCCCGCGCATACCTGGGTCTTCCATAGGATCACCCATAGAATCTCCGCCCATCGAGGTACCTCCCATCTCCATCCCCATCCCACCTCCCATCATATCTCCCATCATGTCGAGCGGCGCCGACGGAGCAGCCTCGGGGAAGACGGACGGATCAAACTCAGGCGCGTCGAGGACTGGATTGCCGTAGTCGAGGACTTGCTGCAACTGGTTCGAAAGGGAAGCAATACGGCCCATACCAGGGGCTGGGCTTGAGGGGCCTCTACTAAGGGGTTGGGCGCCGCCCATCATCATCTCGTCATCCATAGGCATCATTACGTTAGTACCTCGATATCGTTTACGTTGTATTTCTTGCCGGCGTCGTCGTGTACGTACATCGGCCCGCGCTCGCGTTGTTCATCGGCGACGGCTTGTTTCGCCAGCGTGTCCTTCAGATAGGCCAACTGGACGTCGTGCTTGGACTTCGCGTTATCGCTCGCCATCTTCTCTTCCAACGACTTGGCGCGCACATGAGACATCGCCGACTCGAACATGTTCAGGAGGTGCATGGCGAAGCCGCGGTGATCTTCGGTTTGCGATTTGAGCAGACGGTTCATAAGCCACAAGTTTGCGGCTGCCTGGCCCAAAATTAGCGCTCCCAGTAGATACATCATTAAATCCAACCCGATCCCAACAGCCGTTCGATGCGCTCATCCGATAGCTGCTTATGAACCGCCTCCATGTCCTTCGAGACTGCGGCCGTATTCTTGGCCTCAACCCGGTATTGTACCGCAAAAATGAGAGGCTGGTACGTAATAGCTACGCCGGCGATAATAGCCAAGGACATGACCCGGTCGTCCGGGCTCGACTTTGCGCCTCGATACTTAGGGCTGACTAGGGCCGTCCCCGCCTTCGACCGCGTCTCCTGCTCGAACGCCGATAGCTCGAGGATGGTATCGGAGCATGGAATGACTGTATGCCGGTCTTTAATGAACTTCTGAAGGGCGGCAACCATGAACGGCTTAGACGAGGAAGACGTTTCTACGCCGATGCGTGACTCGAGGCGCATCTCGATGAGCGTCGGATCGATCTGTTCTCGATACATGTTCCAGTACGCGTGCTCGTTCTTAAGTCGCGTGACGACGGCGCGGCCAAGTCCACCCGTAAGTTCGACGGCGCAGAGGGCGGAGTTATACCAAATTAGAAGCGGAAGCAACGCATCAGCGTAGTCGGTTGGGTTGATCTTTGCGTGGTATTGGGCCACAAGTTCGAAGGCAAGGGTGCCCCCGCTCTCGAAGACGCGGACGATACTGGCACAGGACCAGTCGCCGTTAGTAAGGCCGGCGGCTGTGTCGACTCCAGCAACGTAGACCTCGCCGGGTTCCGGGCGCTTCCAAACACGCAGGGGGCCGGAGCCGCTATCGAAGAACTCCATGACGGACTTCTCAGACAGCGTGTGATACGCAGGAACGACGCCCTTCTCCGCCTTAGGTATGACGTTACCTCGTATCGGCCGAGACACGCATTTCTCGATTAGCTCCTCGAGAACTTGCCGGTCGAAGACAGGGTTGTCAGCGATGTTAACGGGCTTGCCGTAGATTCGTGCGTCGACTTCGAACTTGTCGAGGTGTTTGATCTCGTTGCGAACGCGCTCATGTGGCACAAGTCCAGCGTCGAACACGTTGACGGTATGCAGCGAAACCTCAGGATCGCCGTTCTCACGAGTATTATCCGACGAGAGAACCTTCGCCGCGACACGGGTCTGCTCCCACGCGAGTTGCCCTGATAGTGGCGTTCCCGTCAGAATAAGGCAACCATACTTAGCCGTTTGCGTTCTCTGCCGCGCCTCCGCGTAGAACTCCTCAGGGCAGTCCTCGTCAAAGTGAACAAGCGTGTAGACGGCGCCCTGTAGGACCTCTCTGCCTAACTCGGATGAGAACAGGGCGATAGTCGACTTGGAATGGGCACACGTCCCCGCCTTACCCGCCTGCGCACAGTCGACGCACGCGATAGTCAGGATGTGCCGGCGCTCATCGTAATGGTTAAACCACTTCCCGCCTACGGGGAACATTGGCGATAGGTAGTTGTTCGTCTCGCCCGTGACCATCTTAGGCTCGAACACCTTAGGCGCGTATTGCGTAAAGGGAAGGCCTGGGATGAGTGCCGTCGCGTGCGGGGCACGCCCGAAGTTACGCCATCGATGTTGCCCGGTCGAAATCAAATAGTGTTCGGCGTAGCCCGACTGAGTCTTCCCTGTACGATTACCAGCACGAAAGTAGCGAACGTAGGCCCGACTCGAGTGAAATTCAAGCGCAGTTTGATGCGGCGGCTCGTAGAGGACCATAGGGTCGGCTTCTACGATCTTCGCGAAGTCGTCGTTAAGCTTGCGCCACGTAGTCGCCCAGTCGGTTAACCAGGGCGCGACCTCTCGATCTCGAGTTGTGAGCCCCTTAGCAGCCATCGAGACTAGCTGCCCGAACTGCAACATGTTACGTATCGGCGGGCGATCGTCTAAGGGGACCTTAGACAAGTTCAATACGTCTTGGGCGCGAATTAGCGCCTCGTTGAAGTCCACGATTAGACGCCCGAAACGATGATTTCGACTAGCGTTCCGGCAGCGTTTTCGGCGGTGACAACGAGGTTGGACGCCGCAACTACGTCGACGAGCTTGCACCAGTCTTCGACGCCAACGCGCATATCGCAGCTAGCTTGATCCGTCGTGTCGTACGTGAGTTTCGCGTAGTACGTCGCGCCAATGTTCTTCACAATGACGTAATGAATCGTCGTCCAAGTCGACAGCGTGATCGTCGTACCCGTCGACGCCGCCGTAATACGAAACCGCTGGGTCTCAACCGGCGTAGCTCGTGCCTTTTCGTAGCTCCCGTCGATAAACGGATCGCTGTAGTCCGACGAATCCGAAGCGAAGAACGAGACCGCAGTTTTGCCGTAGTGAGCCATGGCCGTATTATACCACGGGTCGCCTAAGCCCAGCCCCTCAAGCAGAGTCGATGTTACGCTTTGCTATGTAGTCACTCATTAATTTGACTGTAGAAGCACCAATATACATCGAAACCCACTCGTTTTTGCAGACGCGACACCATGTGTAAGTCCCGGTAGCGCCGTCTTCGTTCAACCAGGGAATAGTGTCACCCCAACAACAGTGAAACGAAGTCTCCCAGGTCTGTTCACTTTGCGCGTCGTTTGCTGACATGCTTTTCCACCCTCTCGAGAAAGTCATCGTGGGCCGAGAACGTGCCGTCGAAAGCGCGTCGGTTCTGAAATGACAGAATCAGGTCGAGATCAGCCTTATCAAGCCGAGTTTGTACGACGCCTGAGCCGGCCATTTTAGGGCCGACGCTCGCTGCCTCGAGTTTGAGCGCCTCTAGGTCGATTTTCGTCATTCCCGTGATGCTACGGGCGCGAACTCCCTCCAAAGTCGCCTTAACCGAGGCCCATTTATCGGCGTCGGTCTTGTTAGGCATGGTTCGAACGTCGATAACCTCCCAACCGCGCGCATTCAACTGCGTGACTTCGTCTGTGCTTAGGGCCTCTGCGATGTACAGCGCCTTAGGCTGCTCATCTTGAGGGGCCTCGGGCCAATTTGTGACGTCCATTAGTCTGATTCCTCGCTGCAAAAGACCACTGGGGCAGGCGGCCCGAGCTTGCGAGGGTCCGCCGTAGCCCCCTTGGTCTCATGCTGATACTTAGCTACTTTAAGTACCTGACTGAGTAGTTCTTTAGGGCGAACTCCGAGTAGGTTTTTACACGGCCAACAAATAGGCGTCGATTGTACGTCGTACGTACCTGGTTTAGACGGATTGATTGAGTTACTTTCGTATCCAGGCGTGACATCGCCGCAGTAAGTACACGGCTTAGTCACGATATTCTTGAACTGATCGAAGGTGAGGTCTAATTTGAAGCCTTTAACGTCAACTAGAGTCAGGAGCGCGCGCCATTCTCCCTTAGTTGTGTTGCGTTTTGCATCGCGAACCTGCTCCCATTGCCATCGAATACTGGTTACATCAACCTTTTTGTAATGCAAAAAACACTCTCCCTATTAGCCTTGTGGGCTTTACGTCTAAGTGGTTACTCAAGCCCCTAAGTCGGGGGACGTAACCCAGGGACGCAAACCCCCTGGAGTACATCACCGTGTCAAGCCCACCGAATTTCTCACATTCAGGATTTTTCGGTATGATTTTCTTTCGTCAACGAAATCGCGGGAGTCGCCCCGTCGAAACCGTGACCGCCGGCGTGACGCGCCGCGGCATGAGAAAACCCGACAGGCTTGCCCTCAGTTGGGTATAGTCGTTCTCGGTCCCAACTAAGGTGATCCCTGCGGACCGGCGGCGTTTAACGGAGTTCGCGCCTTTACAAGACAAACCGTTACTTCGAGTCGACTGGGCGCCGGCCGTCAGGCCGGGATTACTCACGGCGACTCTACGTTGTCGATAGCGCTTTTAACTTGGAGGTCTACCTGTGCTCAGGCGACTCACAGCTAAAATGGCGAGGAAAGCACGGCGGCTATCC